TTAATACCACTTTCTGGAGTTCTAGCATAATTATATAACGTCATATCACGTCCATTACCACTAAAGTCTTTAAGATACCAATCTTCATCGGGAGTATCGTTAGTAAGGCCTTGCTTCTTCACATCGTAGTAAATTACAGGCTTAACATACTTGTCCAAGTTGTAGTAGGCTATTACTTGATTAATCTCGTCAGTGGTCAATACTCTCTTGGCGATGAAAGTCCAGTACCAAGCAACTTGACTTGCTTCGGTTAATTTACTAATTCTTCCTACAACACTGAATTTAGCATCAAATATTGTTTGTAAACTATTAGTTGACTTAACATAATAATCTGCTTTATCTCCTAATATGTTTTTTATATCAGATTTAGTATTATTAATTAATGACGCACTATAACCGTATATCCCAGTTTTACCGTAATTATAAACATCGCTTCTAACGTGTTCTCCGGAATTACTATTTTCTATATAATTAGTAGTTGCTATGGTATATGTAGAATTTAAATCTATCTGATGAATCATACTAACAACAGTAACCTCATCAGTAATACCCATTTCTTCAACAGTATTCTGACTGACAATCATGTCGTTGACTCCGTCAGTACATAGTGAACCTTGCAAATAAGGGATAAATTCAATAGTACAACCTATCCAATCTTCAAGTTCTGTACCAGAATCAATCAAAAATCCATGGCCATTGGTAAATCCATAGCTATATGGAAATTCGTAAACACCGTCATTATCAATACTAATATTAGTAAGAGCATCCCCTTCATTCTGTGCATACGAATATATCAATATTCCATTATGAGGAATACCTGTTACTTTAGCCTTAAATGCTTTAGTATGAGTGTTTCCTTTCCATATAATCATACGATAAGAATTGATTCCTCCAACATCGCTTATTATGACTTTATCGGGGCGGACATCTAAGAGTTCGCTAGCGTCTCTACCCCAAGCTGTAAAGTCTTCTTCATACTTCCCATACCCGCTATTAAGCTTATACGCGAAGTTGAGAAGCTCAAAATCCCCTCCCATGCCAGGAAGCTTGTTCTTGATGATATTGCGGTCGGGATCAGTGTTGCTCTTGCCGTCAGCTATCCATACACCTGCCAAGGCAGACAATACATCGGGAGAGATGTAGGGACGGTCAGTAGCGGAAGAAGCTCCCGGAACTCCCAACTTAATCGCATTGAAGCGGATAGGATCAAGCCCTATCGCATCAAGCCTAATCGGATTTAATCCTATCGCTCCCATTACTCTTCTGATTCAAAATATTGAGCCTTGACCGGCTGCGTCTCACATTCAATCTTGATGTATTGTCCGGGGATTATTCCGACAATCGGACGGGCGAACTTCTTATCGTAATTTCTGCTCTCTACAACAGAGAAGTTTTCTCCGTCATAGCTTATATACACCCAGAGCTTACCTCCTTTTTCAAATGTGATCTGCAATCCTATTTCTGCCGAATTTACTTGTACAGTATCACTTATATAATTACGTTCGCCTTTAGCAAAGGTTATATCTGTTAATGCCATGATTGTTCCTCCTATTATTATGATTCAAATTTGATATCGTTAATTCTGTTCAGCCATCCGCGTTTGAACTTGTTGTTTGCGGGACGCTTCCGGCAGATATCTTCTATAAAATCGAAGCGGGCAATCTTGATACGATCAAATAACTCGCGTGGATTTTTAGAATTAACTGCCGCTATAGTTTTTGGTCCGACAATTCCGTCCGGCATTACACCAACCAATTCCTGCGGAATCTTGATACCATGAATACCGGAGGCCCATATCCAATCAACTAAAATATCAGCGACCGACTGAGACTTGATCTCGTCTGCCTTCCATCTATCCCAGTACATAGTTTTCAATATCTCTGTCCATTCCTCCTTGGAAAGATTCTTTAGTCTCTCTATAGTCGGTTTAGGATAGCCTTTCTTTTTACAATACGCCTCATAGGTAGCGATTGTTACTCCCATATTTGTTGCTCCTCCTAAGTCATCCGGATCATTAACAAAACCGCCTTCCCACTTTAGAATAAACGGTGCCAATTTCTTCACATCTGCCATATGTGTTTCCTCCTATAAAATTAATGTTAATACTCCCAACGCCAAACCCACGCAATCACAGATGATGTCTTTAATTGAGAACTCTGTTTTCTTGCAATACTTATCGTATATCTCTTTCAGTATGAAGATTGCTATGGTTATAATGATTGCCAACCATAAAGGCGTAAACTTTGATAGCCACATTACCAAGTTCTGGCACACTATAATGTGAGCCATGCCATCTAATCCTATCTTGGATAGAAGCTTGCTGGCTAATGTCTCGAATCTATTTACCCAATTCATCTACTTCCTCCTTTTCTATAATTTCCTTCACATCCTCCTTGTCAACCTTAAACACCTTCTTACCAAATACGCCCAAAGCCCCGATAAGATTGATGTTAATCCCCTTTGGCTTCAGTATATTCCCAACGATTGAGCATCCCTCTATGAAGCATACTAATAAGCAGGAGTACACATCAATAGAATATTCATTATGACTCGCTACGCTAATCATACAGACCATGCAGACGAAAGCAAAGTAAGTGACCATTTTCCCCATGGTCGCACGAATTGCGCGAGAGAATCTTACTTTATCACCCATTAGCATGCTTTTCCTTACTCCGAACAGGAGATCACAGAGAATTACCGCACACGTAACAATCAGCCATGGAATCATATTTTGCAATGATTCGGCAACAAACGCTCCGGCTATTGCGGCGAAACTGCCAGTAGTGGTATGGATTATCGCTTCTTTCATATTAGACAAGTCAGATAAACGGTTAACAACGAAATTATCTCAATCCAGAACATAGGTTTCCTTTTGACAAGAGTCACAATGAAGTTACCCGTCCAGTTCTCACTTATCGAAATAGCCAAATATGCAATAAGTCCCACCCATAAGAAGAGCCAATACCAGGCATTACAACCTACCCATATTTGGGAGAAGATTAAAGACATGGCAGCACCGATACAATGTGATGCCTTCTGACTTCCTTTAAAGTTGGGAGACACACCCAATACAATCATCCCGACAACCGAAAGGAATACAAGAAACTGGCTGTTCTCGGAACTGGCTTCCAATGCAGCAGGAAGAAGCAATGCACCGGAGCCGACCATGCAAAGAGTAAACCAAAACTTATGCGTCAGGGCGTAGTAGGTATCACTAATTGAATAAGGGATTTCTTTACCCTTCTTTATCATCGCGAAGACATACCCGGCGATGAGGATGAATGACATTAATACTAGTAGAATCATAGGTTTATCTGTTTTTTTAAGTTATTGATTTACTTTTGAAAGTGCTTCGTTGACAGCCATTCGATCAATTACACGAGTAAATAGCTGTGTATACTTTTTTAGAGATTCCGCTTGTTCAGGCGATATATCAACTTCTCCTTCTCGGTGTATATCTTGTGCAAGATTAAATTCTCCAAGATCACCTGTATTTTGAAAAATCGCATTTCCAAATGATTTAGATACATCGATGGTACTCTTATTCCCTTCGAGATCCACTAGTTCAATTTTTCTAAAATCTATTTTCATTGTTACAATTATTTAATAAACAGGTTATTAACGTAATATGGTGGGGAAGTCTTAGCAATATCAGCTGTCACAAATATTGCGTACTTCCAAGGTTCAATAGTATAAGTTAGAGAATTAGGCTGATTATATACCACTCTTTTAGGATAATCAGAACTATTAACGACCGTTATTTTTTTGAACGTTGCAGAATCGCAAATACGCAAAACATAATTTCCATTTCCTTCCATAACAATGCAATCTATAGGTTGTCCCGATTGAGGATATCTATCTACATTATTATCTGATCCATGACCATAGATGTGAACATAAAAATTCCAATCATTATTAGCATAAACTTTAATTGTAGTCATTACCCTATGCCCGAATTCCCCTCTGCACCACAAATCAGATGTGTAAAATCTCCATGAGCGACCTTCCACAGAATTATACCCTTGTTGATATAAATCCCCAGAAATCCAAGTCTTTGAAAAATCAATATTAAACGAAGAGGAAACATTATCTCCAGAGCCTTCTGTATTAAAAGAAATCTTGCCTTGTATCTTGCCTGCATTATCAATAGCTTGTAATTCTTTGAAAGTGCCCGTTGCCCCTTTTAATTTTGTCACTTCAAGAGTATCAACGTTAATAAACTCCGTCTTTATCTTCCCGGCTTCTATGAAAGTCTTTCCGCCTACGGTCATTCCCCCACTTTCAGGAAGAGATATTTTTCCGTCAGCAGTTAACTCAACACCTGTCTGATTATGCTTGATAGAGCCTTCAGTCATTAACCAACCCTTTGTCTTCTCCAGATTACCCACAAATATCCCCGAAGTACCGAGCACATCAATAGTTGCGTTCTGAGCCAAAAGGACGTTGGTAGCTACGTTCACAAATTCACTGAATTCTTCCCACTTCGTTGAATCGAAAGAAGAAGTAGATGTATGAGTAATCTTACAGAGTTTGTTCTGGCCGTTATAGATTACAGTATCTATAAATGCATCATTATGATAATACTCAGTATTTGGTGCCCATACTCCACGCGGGCGGAGCATTGCACCGGGTAGGCCTGTTTGTCCTTGGCTTCCAGTAATACAAACCGGATCGCTTTCCCATGTAGAATTGTCCGTATAAGTGACCTTGGTCTTAGACCATAAGTATTTTCCGTTTTGCCACGTGGGAGAAGTGCTAGACCAAGAACCACCAACTAAGGAACTGGAAGAAGTAGAAAGGTAGTATAAGACATCAACAGAACTTATCCCTACGCCATCGTTCCCGCTAGGTCCCTTTCCGCCTGTCACACATACGGGGTTAGTTTCCGTATAAGAATTGTCTGTATAAGTTATAATGGAACGTGTCCAGATATATTTACCGTCCTTCCATGCCGGAACAGTAGTAGACCATGAACCACCCGTAGTGGTACTATATGATGTAGACAAATAGTATTGCTCGGAAACACTCTTAACGCCAATTCCCGTAGCCCCCTTACCACCCGTAACACATATCGGATCGGTTGTCGTTGATGCGCTATCTGTATATGTTATTACTGACCTAGTCCAAATATATTTCCCATTTTCCCATGTCGGAGGTGTTGTACTCCAAGAGCCACCAACCAAGGAATTAGAAGAAGTAGATAGATAATACTCTTCGACAATGCTTGAGACTCCCCTACCATTCTCTCCAGTACTGCCTTTACCTCCGGTGATACAAGCGGGATTGGTTTCAATAGACGAACCGTCTGTATAGACCACTTTGGTTTTACTCCAAATGTATTTCCCATCTACCCAAGTTGGTGAGTTCGTAGACCATGAACCACCGGAAAGGGAGGTTGAAGAACTGGAAAGATAATAAAGAACATCAACGCTCTGTACACCTTTACCGTCCTTTCCTGCTTCACCCTTGATTTTAGACCAAGTATAATCGGCAAACACATTGCTATCTGCCTGTACAAAATCTACATATACACCCATGTATACACCGGGAGTCTCACCGTTGTTAGCTGTGAAGCTACTACCATCGTCAGAATATTTAATATGGAGATAGCTGGTTTGCCCGTTCTCTCCATCTATACCGGGTATACCCTGCTCGCCTCTTTCTCCTTGTGCACCCTTAAATCTGGCCCATGTATATGATTCATATGAAGTTGGGGCCGTAGGGCTTGTAGTAACAGCCGTACCGATATAGGTATTGGGAGTATCTGTCATTGGATTACCGTTAGAGTTTGCCGAGTACTTGACATGAAAATATGAAGAAGTACCCGGAATACCCTGTGAACCCGTAGGACCCCGTTCTCCCTGTGGTCCAGTAGCTCCTTGAGGACCTTGTTCCCCTTGCTCACCCTTTATCTTAGACCATTTGTAATCAGAGAATACATTACTGTCATTTTTCTCAAAGTCGGTATACTGCCCAATCCATTCCCCTGAAGTTTCCCCATTATTGTCTGTAAACGTTTGGCCGTCATTTGAATACTTAATATGCAAGTATGAAGTCTTTCCATCTTCGCCATTAACACCGGGAATCCCTTGTTCACCTGTTGCACCCTGTAATCCTTCAAATCTGGCCCATGTATACTTGGAGGGATCATTACTATCCTCCTTAGTAAAGTCTACATAAGTACCGATGAACACATCTGGCGTTTCTGTCATTTGAGAAGCCGTAGGATTCTGGACGGGAGAATATTTTATATGAAAATATGAGGTTAGTCCGTTTTCTCCGTCTTTACCGGGAATTCCGTCCTGTCCGGCTGGCCCTTGCAGGCCTTGTAATCCCTGTGGCCCACGTTCTCCCTGCGGCCCTTGAGGGCCTTCAGGACCGGCTGGTCCTTGTGCTCCCTGTTCCCCTTTAGAGGTATACTTCAGCCAGTCGGTAGAAGAATCTGACGGCTCTTGCATAGTCGTAGATTCAATGCAAATCCATGTACTGCCGTTATGAGTCACTTCATCGTAGTACCAATACGTACCAGACTTCCATTTACCCTTTAATACCGGAACGGGAGCCTCAGTCACACCGTCACTGGATATCTGCCTGATAGTTCCGGTCATATAGACTCTATTGAGATATGCGCTATGACCGGACATATCAATGCCAAACAGCTTCAGGTTAGATAAATCGCCTAACTGCATGGCTATCATGTCCTTCGTTATTTCCCAGTTATTAACACCCTTAAGGAAGCGGATGTAATTCTGTGTAGAGTAACATGACTTCTGGCGCTCAGCGTTAGTGAAATTACCGTATGCGACAAAATGCATCGCCTTACAAGGATTGAAAGTATATCCACTACGGAGGACGTATTTAAAAGAAGAGTTATCTATCTTTTCTGTAATCCGAAAATACGCAGTTTGGAAACCGGTATCGTTATTGAATACTCCCTTACAGATATCATCAACCTCTACTTGTGATACCTCCCCGGGTTCCAGCTTTAAATGAACGGTCTTGTTCGCTGCATCCACTGATTCAATGATACCACCGCCGGGAGCATTCCATTCTTCACCGGATACAATAGACACACGGTTATACCGCAACTCCGGTACTTCCAAGAAATCACGCAGCCGCAAGGACTTTGCGTCAATATGGCCTTCGGGAGTAATCAGCCAGCCTAGGAGGTTCTCGGCATAATCTAGAGAAGATATATTTCCTGCAATTGCTGCATTATTGGCTGTAAGTTTGTCAAATACCTCTAGGATATTGGCAGACACCTCTGTTGCAGTAACATCATCTGTTATAATACCTTCCTTCACTATAATGCCTTTCAAAAATGATATTAATCCTAAAGCTCTGTCATTCTTTGTTTTACTAATAGAATAACTAATTATTTCCTGAAGAACTCTCTTTGCGGAGAATACATTTTTATCAGAAGGAAGAGTATTGTCATTTTCTCCAATCACATACACGCTTGTTCCACCTCCTCCGGATGCAGAGCCTGAATAGGTTTGCCCTTTATATGTGAGTGACTCCAGTTTACTCTCTATCTCACCTATACGCGAATATGGAGCTGTTTCACCGACTGTATAGATCGGGTGATCGTAAGGAATATCCAGCGGCCATTCAAAACCTATGATACGGGATTGTCGTCCTTCCGGGAAATAAGCCTTATTTATCAGGTTGACTTTAGCCCCAACTTCGTATGTACGAATATTGCCCTCATTGCAGATGAAATCAGCGTTCATCTCGCAATCGTAGGTAGACGGGTCAATCATGGATTTCTTTACGTATTCCTTTGCCTTTTTGAGTAGATTCTGTTCCGCTTCTGGTAACATCTGCTCTGAAATAAACGCTGTATCAAATCCGTAAAGAATATAAGTGTCAGATACAACAGGATAAAGGATATCATCCGGAAGATACCGGCCATAATCATCATTTCGTGTTATCTCGAATGTAGTTCCGCTATTACCGCTCTCTTTTAGAGAGATAACAAAATCAAGGCCGGCCAGTTTACCTGTCTGGAAAATTAAATGGGGTTCTTGACCATTCAACACAAAATCTTTCGTAAAGTTTTTTAGTCCATTGTCCTTAAATGTGTAAATAAGGTACTTGTTTCCTGTCTTATTGCCGTCATTGTCTTCCTCCTCCTTTTCATCACTGGTGATACTGGATACGGAACCGATATATTTAGGATATTCATCCTCTAATATAACAATTTCTTCAATAGCTTCTTCTTCCGGCATTTCGACATTATTCGGATTGTCATAACGCGAATCTCCGATATCGATACGCTCGCCTGTTGAACTATACCTATAAGCATCTATATAAGGAACATCTTTTGGTAACATAAGACGATTTTGAACGACACCGTTCAGAGTAAGTTCTTTATCATCTTTACTGAAATAGTTATCAGGAATTTTACCCTTAATGATATTGTTGATAATATATTGGTTACCCATAGAAGCTGTTACCCCTTCCGGCAGACGTATGACATTGGCGTCCTCACCTGTTAGCAAGTCAGGATTATAAACGGCTGAAAAAGTCCTCCCTGAATTTGCTCCGGACAGGAAAGTTACAGAAGTGTTCGCCGATGCGGACAAACATTCAAGCTTAACATTATTTTCTCCATTCCTTCCAATTGTATATACTACCGTTTTCTCTGGATGATTCAGAGAAAAGCTAAATGTAAACAAAAACTTACAATTATTAGCCTTTTCAGGAAGAAAGAAATCAGTGTCACTAAAACTAATAGTAAAACTTGAAACTGAATCATTGAAAGCTTTCTCCTGAATATCCAGTACTTTCTCCACCTCTCCTACATAATAGACTAATGATAATTTAGCCTTAAAATTTTCAATGTTTGACGTGAATCGGGTGCTAAAGTATAGTAACATTGAATTGAATGAGATATGGTACTCACTAGCAGGCATGGAAGAAGTAAATACATCCGTCATAACCTTATATTCTTCCTGTGCTCCCACCATTTCGCCCTCTTCAAATATATTCATACTGATAGGAGATATTCCAGCATGAGAAACGGAAGGAAAGAACCTTATGTTTAACGGTCTTGAGGTATCGGATATATCTCTCCCATTAACCTTCTTAACATCAAATATCAAATCTTTCCGGTAAGTAGCAGGGATGTTTCGTGTAGAACCGAAAGCGTAGATACGGGTAGCATAAGTTGTCTGACTATCGCTGCGTGTCATATTATTGACATTCACATTCTCTGTGTCCGTCAAGTCACCAGCTTTGAAATCAACAGGGGAACTGTATTCACAACGCCCGAAACAAATCTTATGATTCTCTATCCACCATTCACATCCCCACGCTTCCGCCATTTGTGTGAGCGCATCTATTAGATTTACATTGTCATATGTGACTAATTTAGCGGAATTTTCTACCGTATCATCAATTTCCCAAATGAAGTCCTTATCCCTGAATTTATAGCCAAGATATTTCAAGTTATCAAGAAATATATTCAGGTGAACATCTAAAGTGGCTGTGAGATTCCACCCAGCCTCACGGCCGGTTGTTTCAGGTGTGTAGAAAAATTTCTTGTTCTTCCATTTCCAGTAGTAGGCATCAAGCCGAAGCTCATAGTCGTATGCACCTGTGGTTGTATTGTAGGTAGGTTTATACAGGTCTACTACTTCAAATATTCCCAACTCATTGTCTATGTAGTCCCCTAACTTGAAATAGATAGGACTGGCAAGGGAAAACTTTAGAGTTACATAATCTTCCTGCATCAAAAGGAAGTGTCTTTTCGAACCCTCATTGATAGGAGTCGAAAAGCGAATGTTGCCGGATATGTCTTTGATGTCTACTAATTCCATAACACACCAAAGTTCGGAGATAAAAATCTCAAAACATAAAATCCGGCAACCCTATAAACCACAATTTGCCTATTGTGGCAATTTTACTCTCTATTACCCGGATTCGGCTCGTTTAGCTTTACTGAGATCTTTGAAAACGTCCTTATTGTATTGATTCCAAAAGAAGCGGACCTAATATAATACAAATGATATACTTCTTCGCCTAACGCTGGGATCTTGACAGTAAATTCCCCCTTTGTTATCTCATTCAGAAATGCTTTATACTTAGCTATGTAATCAGTTGGGGAATTCCCTTGTAGGGTAAAGGTTAGCGTTAGATCCCGTTCATCAATCTTCCGATTGGCTATAATTATTTTCTTCCCGTCCTGTAAACGAGACTTATTCTCTATAATTTCTTTCATTGGAAGCGGAGAGTAGATAGCTTCAATGAACCCGTCTCCCATTCTCACGCCCCACGTCGCAAAAGCGTCTTTATTGTTAATTAATAAGTCAACCATAGATTATAATTTTGATGTATTACGTTTAACTTCTGCAATATCTGTCTCAATATTCTTCAATGACTTGTTCATGCTTGTTGTATCATCATGAATACCTGTCAACTCTTCATAAGACAGCCTTAACAAATCCCGTGTCTCACTAGCAATATCCTTTATCCCTGTAGTATTGGAAATAATAGGCAGCATATCAGCTCTCAATTCAAGAATAGACATCGTTTGAAGCTGGTTCTGATTCTTAATCTCTTCTCCGGCAATTTGCAAAGCAGTGAAACGTCCGTTAAGTTCGTCTATTGAATCCTGAGAAGCAGTTGCAAAGCCTTTCTTCGACGATTCCTGAGAAGTAGCAGAAGTATCCCACCCAAATGTTTTAAACATTTCTTCTCGATCATGCATCATATCTTCTACAATCTGTTGATACTGTTCTTTGAGAAGGTCTGCTTCGTTTTTAGTAATTTTACTATCACTTCTCGCTGCATCGCTCCATTGCTCATAAAGAGCATTTATACGGCCTTGATACTGACTAGCGACTAATCCTGCCATGATTGACTTACGCAGATAATCCTCAAAGTTATCACACATATCTTCAAAAGAAGTATCCATATCGGATAACTGATCAATAAACCCATTGTAGAAGGAATCAAAATCAACCCCTGTCATGGCTTGATTAAGAGCATCCCTCAGTTCATTCGCTTCATCTTTACAAGCTACGATGCTATCCAGGTTTTCACGAATTCTGGCATCAATTAAACTCCATGCTTCCGGCATTTGGGACTGAATGAGGAACAATTCATCTCCTGACAAACTATACAAGTCTGTCATGGAGCTTATTGATTTACCTAGGATGTCGCTCATCTGCTCAAAACCACCTATTGCACCAACATTTTTGTTAGAATGCCATTCTGCACTATGAGACTTCCAACTTGCACCGGCACGCCCTGAAGCTGCGGCAATCTTTTGGAGATTAATTACTTTCTTCTCGTAATTATCCATGGCTTGTGTAGCTGCTTGAACAGATGCAAATCCACCACCGAAAACTATATCTTCCTTGCTTTTGTCAATAATACGATCATAGACCTCATTTATTGCTTCAAGCTGTTCCTTTACTCCTTCATAATAAGCGGTACCGTCCGGCCCGAACAAATTACCCATTGCATTGACAAGTTGAGAGACTCCACTTACAGCACTCATGATACCTCCGGCAATATCTCCAGACATTATTTGTCCTACTCCTACTGCCGTTTGCCCAAGACCGGAAAGACCGTCAATAACGTTATTTATTTCATCGTTCAAATCTTCTCCAAATATGGAAGATATATCACTCCCAAACTGTTTGATAGCAGGAGAAAACTCTGTTATAGCTCCCCCTATCGTTGATATGCCCTGGCCGAACTTCCTTGTATCACCATTAGCATTCTTTATATCATCGATTCCTTTTTTCATATCAGAGAAAAAGGATAACCAAGGGGATTTACCTTTAACTTCTTCTTTTAGCCTTTTTATGGCATCCGTTATATCCTTGATATTGATTGTCCCATTCTCAAGATTTGCGATATCCTTGTCTGTGAAACCTACTGATTTTAAATTGATAAGAGATACTGACTCATCCGTTCCAGACATATACTTGATTAACAATTCATACTTATCAATAATATCTTGAATAGATGATACACTCTTTTCACTTGCATCTTCAAACAAATCAGCCATGACATGAGTAGATTTCCCGAACTGTTCGTCCAGCTGATCTATTGCTTGATTCTTCTCAGCAATTTTAGTAGCTCTTTCAGCACTATGTTCTTCCAATTTAGCTATTTCATCATCATACTTCTGAATAAGATTCTTCCGTTTCTCTTGATAATTACCAAATTGGATGAAATATTCCTGCCATGCTTTTTTATCAGCCTCTAATCTTTCATTATTAGTACTTGTTATACCTTTTTCTCTATTTCTTGCAGCGTTAGAAGCCCATATCCCAAGTTGATTAGTTTGCTCATCTGTCAATCTTCCGCTTTGAGACGACTCCCAACTAGCTTTCTGTTTCTTAATGGCATCTATTTCCTTCTGGTAATCCAAATCAATCTGTTTCAGCTTTTTCTCTGTACCCTCTTCCATAAGGTCAATTTCAGCCTGCTGATTCTGGCGACGGAGAGACAAAAGATCTTCGTTTAGTTTCTCCTGCTCTTTCTTTCGTTTTTCAGCCTCTTTTTCGGCCATCTTCTGTTCTTTAGAGGAATCCCCATAAACTTTTAACTGTTTTTCTGCTTCAGCCTTATCTTTTACAGCCTTCTTATATGAATCCACAACAGCCCTATCTATACCCAACCCATAAAGATCTTTTTTTGAATCTTTCGATGCTTCATCCAAAACTTTTTTTTGTTCAGATGTTATTTGTTTCAATGCATCATCAGCTATCTCAACCTGTTGTTGCCAATAATCATAGGTTCCTTCTTTAGGTTGAGGGAATAAATCTAAAGTAGAAATATGATTTTCTATAACAGCCATATTTTCATCATACTTCTTAACCGTATTTATAGCATCTACATAGACTTTCTTTTCTTTATTCCAATTATCAACAGCATTTAAATACCTAACTCTTGCAGATGATAAAACCTGCGAAGACGTTTGTCCTTTATCATATTCTCTCTGTACTCGTTCATATTCTCTCTGTACTCGTTCATATTCTCTCTGCGCAACTGACATTTCAAGACCGGCATCATATAAAGTTTTCTTTTGATTTAACCGTTTTATTTCTTCGTCTTCTCTTTTGATAGACATATCAGCTAATGTGTCTTCATATTTTCGTGCAATTGCACTATTGCGAATTTCTTTAGTTAATTCCTTGTAAGCTTTATTTAATTTATCTATACTTACTTTTTCGCCCTCCAGTATATCACTATGAGTCTTATAGTTTTTAACCCACTCACGAACAGCCGCATTCCTCTCTGTAGTGGAAAGAGTTACATTTTTTAATTTGTTATACAGAATATCAAGTTGAGTTTGCTCTTTGGCTATGCTAGACCATGCGGACTTTCTAGCCAATGCCATTTCTTGTTCGGCTGAAAGCAAATCAAGGGTGACATCTCTTGCTTTTCCTAAACTTCCAATCCATTTAATTACATCTTTCCCGTATACAGAAAGCAAAGTCAGCCCAACAACAAGAGCGGTCTGCCAACTTAAAATAGATCTTGTAAGCTGTTGCCATACGGGAGCAACAGCCTTGACATCTTTATTTCCTGCTTTTAATTCTGCCTTGAAATTTGCATATTCTTTTCTAGCTTTTGCTATTTCATCAACTAATATCGGAAGGTTATTTGATATTGCAAGAAAAAAAGTATTTGCACTTACAGCTAGTGAAGGAAGTTCACGGGCTACCTGTTGCACTGAATTACCGAGTCCATTCCATGCACTTGCATAATTACCTACATTTCTCTGAAATCTTCCAGAAGCTTGCTCTGCTGCATTTAATTCCTTTTGAACGTTCGATATTTGGGTTAGCAATGCTTTTCCGGCATCTCCCCCCCTTCTTACCCGTCCAAGATCATCGTAATCCTTTATCAAAAGAATCAATTGCTTTCTTAATGCCGTAATACTACCTTCTTCTGCATTACTTTGAATTATCTGATCTTTTTGTGCTTTAATCGTTTTTCTGACAGCTTCTTCCTCTACTAATCTTTGAGCAGCCAACTGCTGAATCTGGCGAATTTTTGCTGTACCAGTATCTCCTACTTTCTCTTCATCAGAAAGCGCACTAAAATCTTTCTTTAATTGTTTTATCTGCTTATCCGTTTCTATTACGGCTTCTGTATTGGCCACAATCCATTTATTTGTGGATTGCAATGCGGCTGTTTCGTCCTTTGCCTTTTTGACTGCATCATTGGAAGAATCAATGTCATGCTTCAGCTTTTGGATTTGAAGGTATTTGTTTTTATACTCTTCTAATTTTTTAGTAGCCACCGCTATCTCTTTCTCTAATTGTTTTATAGCCACATCACTATTTGGTATCCCCGCAACAGCAATTAGAGACTTCTTCAATTTATCTATTTCTTGACGCAGTTTTATAATGTCTTCGACATTAACATCTGCGGTAAATTTCATTCCTGCCATGTGACTTTTACGTTTTCGTTACCAAATGATTCCTTTAACTCTTTCTCCACGGTTAGGCTTGCCGAATCCAGAACGTCAAAACCCTTGCTAGAAACAAAGCTCGCATACTCCATTCCATCAGCGAACACAACACCGTTTTTGGGTAGCTTCCCATATATAAGCAAGTTCTCTGTCTTGCCTTTGGCCCCCGCATGTTCGCTATCTGCCGGGACATATAGATAAACGATATTCCCATCACGAACTACAGCAGTCCCCGGAGCATTACGAAGATTCCACGTATGGTTCTGATAAGTTTTCTTGCTACTCACATTTCTTTCCTTTTGAGTGTCAACTGCATTATGCGCCGCTTCCTTCATAAGCTCATTTGTATACTCGTCCACCTCTTCAACATACTCGTCCAGACCCGACAAATCAACCGTTACTTTCATTACTTATCAAATTTTATATTTTCACCAAAGAAATCCTTATCAGATACTTCCTTAAGCACCTCCCCATCGTATACAGCGTGCAACTTATCTTTTTGCATGATGATCAAATTGCGATATGGGATTTTATAAACTACTTCATCGTAAGAGAGATGAAGATTTTCCATGAACGACGCAATTTGCCCTAACATACAATCATTTCCTATAACTTCTGTTTTGCTGTCAGATTTGCTACGTTCTTTGCTAAATCCAACAGCATTGTAAAATTTTCTACAGAGATTAGAGAATAAGCGGCTGTAAGCCCACAGAGCACTTCTTCCAGTGTTCCCTTTGATAATTCATGTTCAAGACTATCATCCCCTTCAATAAACCAAGAAAGTGCACGAGAAGCGACGGAAATATCCTTTAACGAAGAAACAATACCCGCAATATCCTTGCTATCTTCTAGAATAGCAAGATAAGCCGAGGCGCCAGCGATTTTATGGATAGTAGGCGGGTTTACACGGTACATTTTCCCGTTTACAATTATAGGAATGAAATCTTTGCCTGTGATAGCTTCAGATACAAGTATAGCTGCTTTATTCATAATGATATTTATTAAAAGGGGGCGAGAAACACAAATCCTCACCCCTCACCACTTTACAATATAGATAATGTCTCTGACGGTTGCTTTCCATCTTCTCCTGAAGAGCCATAGTTTACAGCACTCCCAGCGTTCACCCGCCTTGATCCAGCTGAATAACTATTTAGAGTAGCCGATTCAGAAGAAGCAATCGCCACTTTTTCATCAGTTCATGCAGCATCTACCTTTTCGCCATCAAACAGATAGTCGCTCTTAACACCGGAGTTAGGATTTTCCATAGCCACCGCTGTTACACCCAGACCGATATTCTTTTCTACCGCATTACCTTTTGCGATAACAGCAGCATTGGTAAATACGATATAATTTCCTGTTTTTGTTTGGCCTACGATTGCCTTATTTACAATTCCCGGAGTGTCAGAAGAAGCCCAGCCTGCATCAGTATCAACCTTTTCACCACCTTCCAATTCTACTTTATCATCAAAAGAGAAAACGCCCATAGTGAAAGCAATTGTTTTAGCTCCTTTTTGAGTAACATCACGATAATAGATACTACCATTCAACTCGTTGATATAGTCGGTATAGGTCGGATCATCTTCTGTATACGCCCAAGTATCTTGATGAGAGTTTTCAACTTCCGTAGCAGCACCTAACCACGTTTTAAGACTTGATTTAGTCACAGCAGAAGTTATAACATCACCGTACCAAATCTTTTTAATTCCAATAAACGGTTTCATATCTTTTCAATTTACGTTTAGAGTTTCAAATAATAATTTCACATTTACATAGTAACAACATAATTCTTTGTCTTCTTCTATTCCGATACTTTCAGAAGAGTAACGATACCAGGAGCCGTCATATTGGGAAACAACACCATCTTTAAAAAACGTCTTTGCTTTCCGTTCCAGCTCATTCAAGCGAATCAAGCTTGCTTTTTCAGACCTTGTTACAGGAACGCAGAAGTTTACTTCAACATATCCTTTTTCCCAGTAAGCATCCGGTTGTTGAGTTTTGGGGTAGATTACAATTCTTTCGGTCTTTACTTTACCTTCAGGGATATTTCCCCGTTGATACATTTCAGAGATTCCAAAAGACTTGCAATCTTTAAAAATAATATTCGCTATGTCAGTCGTTACAATCATACCCAAATATCACATCTACCCTTAAACTCCTCCGAATAGCATTCGGCATTCTTCTTCACATCTCCCTCTCCTACAATATTCCCTTCGGTGTCCAGACATCTGAT